AAACTTAACATTGATGATCAATTAAAACAACAAAAGGTTACATTTTGGCGTTTAGTCAATGGTTATTTGGCCATTGGTTTTATAGGCGGCTTATGTGCCTTACTAGCATATGCATTGAGCATATTATTTTAACACATCCGTGTATAAAGGAGGAGAACTACTATGTCAGACAAGACAGATAAAAATCCCAAAGGTGCAGGTAGAAAACCAATTGAATTAGACAAGACTGTTCTAACTAAATTGGCTGAGCTTCACTGTAATCACAAGGAAATAGCTTATGTAATGGATGTCAGCATAGACACACTAAAACGTAATTATGCCGATGTTATAAGCAAAGGGTATGCACAGGGCAAGATTAAACTGCGCCGTGCTATGTTCCGTAATGCATGTGAAAATGACAATGCGGTTATACAAATATTCTTAGCTAAAAACTTACTTGGATATCAAAATGAACCTAGTGCAGCAGAAGATGACGCAATTTTACCTTGGGAACAGCCGGAAGATAAATAATTAAAAGGGAACACAACACATGTCAGATAATAATGATATGCAAAAACAACTTAATGAAAACACAGTTGATATTGCAGTAATCAAAGAGACACTGAAAAGATTAGAAAGTAATCATATCTCTCATATTGAGGCTGATATGTTGGAAACAAAAGAATCTATCAAGAGTATGGATAAAAAAATGTGGTTCATTATGTTAGCATTAGTGAGTGCCACAATACTAAGTGGTTTAGGTATGTATTTAAACTAAACCCAACAATCAAGGAAAAAACAATGCCAATTATTTCAAACAATAGAACAGAACTTATTCCTAGTGGACTATCAATTGCAAGTGGGCGTATGGACAATGTTACGCTTAGAGGCCGTGGTGGACTTAACTTAACTGTGGGAACAAGTCATGAAACAATCTGTGCTCAAGGTGGAATCAGATCAGAACTAACAGCAACAGAAACATTAAAAGTAACATCAACATCAACATCAGACACCAACTCAGGTTCAGGTGCAGCACGTAAAGTTCGTATTACAGGCTTAGATGCTGATGGTAATAAACTAGACGTAAATGTAAACATGAATGGAACAGGTGTAGTAGAAACAACTGACACATTCCAAGCAGTCAACAGAGTTCAAGTAATTCAAGTTGGTAGCGGTGGTGATGTTAATGCAGGTGATATTAAAGTATTTGCAAATGACGGAACAACTGAACTACTAAGACTTGCTGCAGGTCAAAACCACAGCCAAAGTGCTCACTATGACAGCCCAGCAAACACTAACACATACATCACAAGTTTTATATATGGAACAGGCGGATCAGACCCTGCTGAAATTAGTGTATGGGCTAAAAGAGCAGGCGCAGGCGAAAACTGGGTTAAGAAGTTAAGTGTTATTTGCACAGCTTCAACAAACACATATAAACTATACAATCCTATTATGTTGGACCCACTAGGACACATTGAGTTCCGTGCCAGAAGTTTAGGCTCAGGCGACATTAGTGCTAGTATAGACTTTCAGCTAATAGAAGAAGTATAATGATCACACCCCAACGCTTAAATGAATACCGTATTATACCAAGACTGTTAATAGGTATGTATTGCGTAGCGTTTTGGGATGCGACACAATGGTTTATGGGGTTAGATAACCCTACTAATGCACAAGCAGGCTTTGTATCAACTATAGTAGGTGCAGGCGCTGCTTGGTTTGGTTTGTATGTTAATTCAAAACCAGAAACCAAACCGTTACCTAAAAAGGAAAATTACTAATGGCTTATACTAAAAAGAAAAAGAAGAAAACTAAAAAATACAAAAGCAAATAGTTTCCAGGTTGCAGCCAACTGAACATGGCTGGTGGAGATTGGTTGCCTTCACCATGCAAGAACTTGGTATTATACCAGCCAGTTCACAACTAAAGGATACCCCAAATGAAGAACAAAAGTGAATGGCCATACGACGATATATTTGATGCTCCTAGAGCGGGCTTATGTATGCAAGAACATATCAGCTATGAAAAGGCTGGACGCAGTATGGTAAAGAAAACAGTAACAAGACGCTATTACGGCGAGAACGATTATCAAGACACAACTAAGACTGAAGTGTTATATGCCACTGACTAAACCACAGCTGGCAATTTTCAATGACAACAGCAGAATGCGTGTAGCAAGTTGTGGAAGAAGATTTGGTAAGACATATTTAAGTATGTGGGAGATTGCTAGAGTAGCACGTAACCCCAATAAACGAATACTATATTTGGCAACTACATTCCGTCAAACCAAAGCCATTATGTGGGAATTGTTAAAAGATCAACTAACCAGACGCAACTGGGTTAAAAAAATAAATGAATCAGAATTAAGTATTAGGTTGAGAAACAACAGTCTTATTGAACTGAGATCAGCAGAAGCAGCAGCTGGATTAAGAGGACAAGCATTTGATCTAGCAGTATTAGATGAATGTGCATTCTATGACAAAGGTGTATGGACAGATATTGTAAGACCAACACTAAGTGATAGACCAGGTAGCAAAGCATTGTTTATAAGCAGTCCACAAGGTTACAATTGGTTCTATGACTTATACACAGGTGCTAAAACCAGAGACAATTGGGCCAGCTACAGTTACAGCACAGTAGAAGGCGGTAATGTTCCAGAATCAGAAGTAGAAGCAGCCAGATTAGATTTAGATGAAAGAACATTTAGAACTGAATACTTGGCCAAATTTGAAGAATCAGGTTCAAGAATATACTATGCATTTGACCCTAAATTAAATGTGCAAGACTACAAGGGTGAAATACCTCCAATGTTACACATAGGCATTGACTTTAACGTTAGCCCTGTAACAGCCGTTGTAGGTATTAGAACAGATGTAGGACTACACATAATTGATGAACTAATGCTATACAATTCAAACACAGAAGAACTTGGTAAAGCAATACGAGAGCGATATCCAAACCATAGAATAACAGCTTACCCAGATCCTAGTGGAAGTGCAAGAAAAACCAGCTCAACTAAAACAGATCATGTTATACTAGAAGAATATGCTATGAGAGTAGTAGCACCAAGAGCACACCCACCAGTAGCAGATAGAATTAATAGTGTTAACCGTATGTGGGCAGATGCAGCAGGTAATAGAAGATTGTTTGTAGACAGCGGTTGCAAGAATGTTATTGAAGCTATGCTTAAACACCAATACAAGACTGGTAGTAGACAACCAGATAAACACAGTGGGTATGATCATACCAGTGATAGCTTAGGCTATATGATACACAGTATGTTCCCACTAGTAAGACCACATGTTATACCTAAAGGGCCAGAATTATTTGGCGTATTTTAAGTGATAAATAACATTGTATTGCAATGCTAGGTTTGATGGCCTAATTCTTAGTAATAAAAACAATCAAGGAACCAAAATATGAAAATGATCGATCAATTAAAACAGGTTCACCCACACTATGAACAGATAGCAGAGACGTCTGACTATATGCGTAGAAGTTTCCAAGGTGGAGAAGCTTACAGAAGCGGTGAATACTTAACAAGATACTTGGGTGAATCAAGCGGTCCTGGAGATCAATACCAGAAGCGTTTGGACTCAACTCCACTACACAACCATGTAAAAACTACAGTAGATATATACCGTAGCTTTTTATTTAGAGAACTACCAACCAGAGAACAAGGTAGTCTACTAGACAACCCACTGTTTCAAGACTGGATCAAAGACACAGACAATGATGGCCAAGGTATCAACTCATTTATGAAAACTATAAATGATATGGCACTTGTGCAATCTGGTGTTTGGATCTTAGTAGACAAACCAGCTTACAAAGTAGAAACTGTAGCACAAGAACAAGCACTATCTATAAGAGCTTATACATGTGTTTACAATGTAGCTAGTGTGCTCGATTGGGTATACGAGCGTAACATAGCTGGTAAACAAGAACTAGTATATATTAAAGTAAAAGAGGCTGATACTAAACAATACACAAAGTTTAGTGTATGGACCAAAGACCAAATTACCAAATACACAGTAGCTAAAACAGCAGAAGGACAGTATGATCAAATCACACACAGTGAAGAATACTCTAACCCGTTGGGTGTAATTCCTTTTGTATTTTATGCACCAGGTATGCAAAATGCACCAGGTGTAGGTGTTAGTATGGTAGAAGGCGTAGCTGATATTCAACGAGCAATATATGACTTAACCAGTCAACTATATGATACAATTACTATTAGTTCACACCCTACATTAGTTAAACCAGTTAGTGTAGATGCTAGTGCAGGTGCTGGTAATATTATTAATTTAAATAATGACCAAGACCCTGGACTAAATCCATATCTGTTACAACCAACAGGTGCTACAGTAGATGGAATACTAAGTGCTATTGAAAAACACGTTGAGAACATTAAAACTATGACACACACTACAGCAGTAAGTGCAACCAAAACAAGCAGTATGAGTGGAATAGCAATGCAAACTGAGCGTCAACTTTTAAATAGTGTGCTAAGTGATATGAGCGACAACCTACAAGAATGTGAATTAAAATTACATAAACTGTGGGCTATGTGGCACAACATTGAACTACCCTCAGACTTTGAAGTATTTTACGCTAAGACTTTTGATATGCGTGATAATTTACAGGAATCTACACTATACAAACAGTTGTTAGAAATTAACCCACATGATAGTTTTAAACATTATGTGCATAACCTAACAGTTGATATGGTAGTTGAAGATGCCAATGATGCAAGAGAAATTAAGGAGTCTATAGCTGAAGATCATAGAAATATGAATGTTCCAGTTATAGGTGAAGACCAACAATAACACAAATAAAAAACCCACAGTAACTAAAGGAGACTAAACCTATTACTGTGGGTTTATTTACGACTGAAGCACTCGCAACAGTCTATTAGCTCTCGCTAAATTCTATTTATAATCACTTTCCAACCTGTTGACAATACAATGTGTGTTCCATTATGGATCCAATGATGTGCTTGTTGTCTGTTTAGTGTTTTTCCTAGCATTAACTTTAATACTGTTTGCACATCTTCAAAGCTATTGCAACTGTATTTTTTACTAGGTTGTGTAGTTAAAAACTTAAACTTATTCTTTCTAACTTTAATATAATATCCATTTCTAACTCTACCACTTTTAACTTCAACTTGAATTGTTTTGGTCCAAGGTAGTAGATATTCTCTTAGTTCTGGTGCTGGCACATCACTCATATTAAACCTAACATTGTATACAATACTAGGAGGAATTATTCCATATCTGTCTGCGTTGTTGTATGCAAGATCATAATCATCTAATAGTTCCGGACCAGGACTTTGAAATTCACACTCCCATATGTTAGCGGTGTTTTGCCATGCAGTCATATTCTTCTTGTGTTTAGTTTGACTTATATGTCTATTTTTATAAATTATATTTGCTATAACTGCTATATGTAAATCGTATTTTAAACTAAACTCTTCTATAACACTTGTTTTGGTTCTATCACTGTTTAGTAGTATAGACCAAGCTTCATCATATATTTGATTCCACAGGCGTTTTGTTTCTTTTACTTTACCGCTATATGCTTTTTTTATACCTTTGGATCTTCGTTCTCTTACTGCTGGATTGTTCCAGGTTCTACGGTTGTTGGCTCTTACTTTACTACGCATTGTAGCATTTTTAAGTTCTGTGTTATCAATGAACTCTATATCACTAAACAGTTTGTCAAATGGATCTTTCATATTAACGCACCTTAATAAAGTTTTCCCAATCATTTTCATATGTATCAGGATCTTCAATAATATACTCAGCCATTTCTTCTACAGTTCTATAACTTGTATTACGCATGATTTCCCATTTGTCCCACATCCATTTGGTAATACGTTCTTTTTGTGTTTTGTTTAAATGAACACCATCATCTTCAAATGGTTGTGTTGTAGTAAGAATATATGCTAACCAACCCCATGCTACTTTCCATTCAAACTCTAATCTAGTATAACGCACTCTATCAATAAGAGCTTCTACATCATCTCGTTTGCTTTTGTGAACAGTTCTTTCGTCTTCATAATTTTTATTACATAGCACAACAAAACGCACTTGGTCCATTGGAATACTAATACCAACTTCACCTTCTTCCATCCAATATTCAATAGCATCAGCAACAGCATCTTTGTTTTGTTTACGCAGTTTGCTTATTTGTGTAGTAAGATCTACATCACGCTTGTATTCTGGATTATCTTTGGCAAGTGTAAGTTTCCATTGATTCATGCTACGTTTGTCTTTGAAAATAATATCATCTGCATCATCAATAAGAACAACAAGTTCTTTTTCTGTGCCTTGTAGTTTACGCACTTCATATGCAAGTTTAGCCGCAATTGCTGTTTCTGTTGCGCCTGGACCAAAACTAACCCATGGTTTGCCGCTTTGCTTAATTTCTTCTGCAGTTGTGTGAGTTTTACCTACACCGGGAGGTCCTGAAATAATGGTGTTTTTCTTAGCTTCAACTTGTCTTTTGGTAACTCCAATAGCACGTTGAACTATCTTAATTAGTCGTGCGTTTAGCTCGTTGCCAAGCCCTACATATTGTTGTTGTGTTTTGGTATACATGTTCTATTCTCCTTTGTTTAATAAACTATTAATAGCTTATGTATTTACTATACGTTAAGATGTCTTACTTGTCAACCTTTTTTATTGGTTTGTATAGACTCAACTCATCAAGTTGCTTTTTAGTGTCTTTGAATAGTTCAAACATTATGCTGTCTCCTTGCATCTATATTTTTGAAAGTATTCAATTGAGTCTGTAATGTCAATATGATCCAAATACCATTTACCATCTTTTTCATACATTTCTGCCATATCATTTGGCACAGTTTTTCCACCATATGTCCAAGTGGTATTATGTATATCCATGTGTAAACCATCATAATCTTTGCAATACATTTGATACATCTTATATAATGCATTTCCTAATTTTTGGTATTTTGCACCTGTATAATCTAAACCTTCAGCTCTGTCTTTTGCACTTACTTTCTTTTTATTCCATACAACACATATACTCATTACGCTGTCTCCTCTATAACTTCTTCTATTTCAATAATATCATAGTTATTACCAAGTTCTAAATCTGCTTGATTTTCTGCGGCTTCTCTGTTAACACCATAAGTATACATTTCTAATATTTCATTAGGATACCTATAGTGTTTATATTTTACTTTTATTTCCATTACGCTGTCTCCATTGTTAGTTTTTCTACCATTGCAATTTTTTCAATGTCTGTTTTTTCAAAGCCTGCATATCCTACAGTTTCAATAATGTCATTTAAATCAATATCATAACCACATGTTTGATTGAGTCCAATCACATAGTCCCAAGTTTCTTTTACATCCATACCCCAAGCTGAATCTTCACCAAACATTTGTAAGTGATGCATTGCTATGAACAATTCTTCACCTGCTGCCCAGATCTCTTCATACAGTTTATCATTTTGTTCAACACCATCCAATAGTGTTATAATAAAGCTACCATAATTATCATGAGAAACCTCACTTACACAGTCTGGCATTAAGTTTGCCAACATAGCACATTGTGTATCATACAATGGCATATCAATTAGTATAAAGAAACTCTCATCATCTATTTTCTTAAAAGCACTCATTATACTGTCTCCTTAAGATAAAAACCAATTGCTTTAATTACGTCTGGATCACGCTTAAGGTGATCACTTGTGCTAGTAGCACATTTGCTAGTTTTTGGATAATCTTTAAGGCTAAACAAAGCCCAATCAGCACAGTCTATGCCATATGCTGGGTTATAGAACCATGCACTAAAATAACCTGGCATTGGTGGTGCACCATCTAAATCTATTTGATTTTCATCTTTGGCAAGGTATACATATGTAATTGAACCTAAACCGTTGTCTGTGATTAAAAAATCACCTTCTTTTATATTAAGTGTAGTCATTTTGTAGTCTCCTTAGTTGTTAATTTAATAAGCTGTTTTTCCAACTTATATATACAGTATATAGTAAGACTTCTTGCTTGTCAACCTTTTCAGTCATAAAAAAACCCTTATATTTCAAGGGTTTAGCATTTTTCTTTATTTTTTTTAGGTTTTTTTTACTTAAAATGCACCAAATACCTTAGCTGTACGCTGAGTATACTCTTTACGCAATGGATATAAGAAGCTTACTGCATATCCTATTCCATCATTTACGCCATCATAACCAAACTCTGCATCCTTTATGGGAATACTCGTACCGGGTTTATACTGTTGCTTACTTAACGATTCAATGCTTTCTTTACATTTGGGATCCACAAATAAATGTCTTTGTTCATCAGCATTGCACAACAGTCTATTAACAGCATTGATCCTATCTTTAACTAATGGGTGAGCTCGTGGTGATCTTAGTTCCATTCCCCACTGTGTTATTATAGTATGATCAGTATTATCTCTTGCACTTGTACGCCTTTGTTTACCAGCAGGGTCAGCATATATGTATATCTTTTTACCGGGGTACTTTTCTCTTAACGCTTGACATATCTCATCTGTGTTTGTGTTACGCAATACTACTTCATCCATAATATGTAATCCATCAGTATACTTTACAAATACAACAGCAGTCATTTTGCTTACATTGAGGTCAAGTCCTACATGCAATTGATTTGGAATCTCTTGATCAAACTTACGAATATTATCTGGTTTGAATGCATAGTATATAACATTACCACTTGATTGAAAACTTGCTTCATACTCTTGTAAATATGTTTTAGTATCTAAATCTCGTTTGGCAGCTTCTATCTCTTCTGGTGGTACATTCCCGCCCTCGGCTGTCGTAAAACTATGACTGCTCCAATCATCAATTCTATTACCTTGTTGCCATAAATCATAGAACCAATTACCCATTCCTTGAGGAGTAGATATTGCTAACATTTTACCACCTCTGTCACTTAGTGTTGGTCTTATAACATCAGTCCATACACTACTACCATTTGGAAAGAATGCACACTCATCCATTACTACTAAGTCACAACTTATACCACGGATACTGTCACCAGCATCTGCACTTCGTAGCGTTATTGTACTTCTATTAATTAGTGTTATGCTTAGTTCACTTTCATTGATCTTCTTAACCCACCTTTTGCTTATTAGTTGGGTCTTTAGATCTTCCCATATAACACTTTTTGATTGTCTATAACTTGGTCCCACATACATTATCTTTTGATCTGGAAACCTTGCGGCTCTGGCCATTATCCATATAGATAGGAACGATTTTCCAAATCTTCTACCTGCACTTACTGTAATAAAGCGACTCTCATCATCAAATATTTGTTGTTGTGGTTTACTTAGAGGCATCTGTCTTTAGTAGTTCTACACTATGACTATCAAAGTAATCATTGTTACTGTAGTACACTCTGGTTGTTGTCTTTACACTAACACCTGCATCTACAGTTCTGTATTCTGTGAATACTTGTTTAATTAATCCAGCTTCTGGTTGATCAAACAATTGATCGTTAGTGTACTCTGCGTCTTTAATCTTCATTGGGGGCTTTCCTACTTTATGGTGTTGGCTTTTTGGTTGCGGCTGCTACAGCGGCTGCTATTCCCAA